TCCCCAGGACAGGGTCAAAGGCTTGAGCCAGTGTGGTCTGTACCGTACCGGCAGCGGCCTTCACCGAGAAGTTGAAGCCCTCCATCCGGTTCTTCATCTTGTCCTCGGCCGCCAGGATGTTTTCCATCTTGGCCTTCTGCTCTTCGAAGGTGGTCGTGCCGTTGGCCAGGCGCAGGGCCACACGCATACCTTCCTGGCCCCAGATGTCTGCCGCCAGTTTGGTCTGCTGGCCCTGGTTCTTGATGCTGCCCAGCTTCTCGCGGACCATCTTGCTGGAGGCTTCCAGGCCAATGTATTGGCCATCCTTCAGGAACAGGTTTTCGAACTTGCCATGGTTCATCCTGGCTACGCCCAGTTTCAGCATGGCCTCACGCTGATGCTTGGTGATGCCCATGGAGTCGATCAGGAAGCGGTTGATGGCGGTACCGCCCTGCAGGCCCAGAGGAGCCATCAGGGATGCCATGGTGGCCGAGTCGGAGAAGTTGATCTTCTTCGCATAGGCCTGTTCACCGAACTCACGCAGGACGTAAGTCAGTTCATCGAAATGACCAGGCGTCATGGTCTCGGCCCGGCTGATCCAGTCGGCACCGTGCTTGTAGTCCTTTGGCTGCCAGCTGTACTGCTCACCCAGTTTGCCCAGGACTTCCGACACCCGGTTGGGATCTTCCTTGGCAGTGATGGCCAGCTCGGACACAGCGAAGGCCGCACCACGCGGGCCGAAGATCGCCTCCGGCTTCACGCCAGCCTTGGCCAGCATGGTGCCGACCTGGACAATCTCGGTGCCGGAGTACGGGGCAATCTTCGACACGTCCCGGGCGGTATCCCGCATCTTGGACAGCTTGTCTGCCAGCTCACCCGTCTTGTCGGTCGTGCGCGCCACGGTGGTCTGGAACTCCAGCATGGCTTCCTGCATGTCGGCAGCAGCCTTCACACCTGGCTTGAGCTTGTCAGCCAGATAGATGCTGGTGGCAAAGGCCTTGCCGGCCTTGGCCAGTGACTGGGTCATATCCTCAAAATGCTTGGCCGTCTCCTTGCTCACGCGGCCGGTATCGACTAGCATCTTTTTGAGAGAGTTCAATGCTCCAGCCGCGCCATTGGTGGCTGTGATTTGCAACATCAAGGCAAGAGTGGACGACATGGAAGACCCTAAAGAGAAGAGAAAGCCCGGTTTCTGGGAAAACCTGCTGCAAACCGGGGTGATAATCGGCTACGTGGGATTTACGGCCATTGCCTGGCTGATGGGGTTTTATTTCGCCCCGGACGGGGAGGAAACGACCTGGGCGAATATTGTTGCGGTTATTGCTTTCCTTGCTGCTTTTTTCTTCGCCGGCCCACGCCGCTCTGGCGCTCAACACTAGGCGAAACTCCGCCACCCGTTGTCTTTTTGCCGTTCATCTCCACCCAGGCATCAAGATAACCAGTAGCAACAGCCTCTGGCATATCAACCGCCACTTGCCACGGTATCCCCAGCTTGAGCAGTGCCAGATGCAGCTTCCGAAGATCCTGCACCGTCCTTTCGAAAATTGGCCAGACGCACCCCCAGCGCGTCATTGGCCTTCATGATTTCCGCCATGTCGATGTCCAGCATGTCCAGCAACAGATCCGGGGTGATCTTGTCCTTTTCCAGGGTGCCCAGGCTTTCCAGCTGCATGGCAAACAGGGCGACACCGCGATAGGCATCATTCGACTGCGCCTTTTCATCAGCCAGGACTTCCACGCTGTCGCGTACCAGGCGCGGGCGCAGGACATAGGTGGAGTGCAGAACACCGTCTACTTCCACACCGACCGGCAGGGTGCCGCTTGCTTTGAGTTGATCCATTTATTCCACTACCTTTCTCAGAGAAGCCATGGATAGGTCGCGCTTGGCTTCGCCATCCACGGTGTACTTTTCGCCAACGTCCAATGTGAAGCAATCCAGATAACTGGTCCGCTGACCACCCGCCGTAATCGGGTAAACGGTCAGCTTTGCCCCTTCAATAGACGCCCAATCCAAATCACCAGTCGTCGGGATGACTGCGGTGATCTTGATGTCAATTTCTTCTACCCCCTTGGCAAAGCCAGCCGGGCGGCCCGTTTTATTCATGGTTTTAACCAGTTTGCGGCCGGTTTTATGGGTAATGTCGAAGCTCTCGATTTCCACTTCCTGGCCATCGACTTCCAGCACAACCGCGCCCAGGTACTCTTGTAAAGCCATCTCATTCTCCTGGCGATGGGGCCGCCTTCATTGGTCTGGACTCCTCCAGCGGCCCCGGATTGATTACAGCATCAGGTCGATGCGGCCAGCGAAGACATGCAGGCCATTCACCACGTTGCAAGGAATCTTGGCATCGAGGCGGTTCACGTCCTGAGAGTCGCGCTCCACAATCAGCAAGGGGGCGTTTTCGGTGACCTGCTCCACGATTTCCAGCTCCTCCAGCTTGGTCAGCACGTCCAGCAATTCGGAGCGGACCTTCGCTGGGGTGCGGTCACTCAGCTTGCTGCGCGGGAAGCGCAGGGCAATCCGCTCACGGCAGGCCTTGCGGACGTAATCCAGCGTACGGATGGTAGTCAGATCCAGCAGCGACACATCGGGCACACCGTTCGGGTCCACGGTATAGGTAGTGACCGCACGGACAATCCGCACGATGCCATCAGCGCCGACCTCAGTCGGGGTCACACCGTTGGCCAATGCGTTTTCCTGCTCGGTACGGCTGGAGCGGGAAGCAATCGGCGGTGCGCTGATACCGGTCAACGGCAAGGTATTCAGCGGCATGGCCGGATCTTCTTCACTGGCGATTACTGCCGCATAACTGGCTGCAACCTCGTAGCTGTTTTCATAGGCATTGGGCACCAATACCCCAGTAGTCCGGCCGTGGTTGACCGTTGCTGCCAAGGTAGTTGCTGCTGCTAGCGTGCTCACGTTGGCATAAACGCCAGTTACACCACGCTGTTCCATCGGGCCTGATACGCTATCCAGATGGGTGCGCAAGGCCTGCAGGTTGGCCGTGTCGTTCCAGGCCGAGCAGATGATGTTGTGACCAGCACTGAAGACAGCGGCCAAGGCGGTGGATAGGGTCGGATCAGTCGCGCCATTGGCCATGGCCACAATGGTAGCCGTCACGCCGGTTGCCGTACTGGTGGCAGATAGCTTGATACCGTTGCCCAGCGTGCCCTTATGCTTGGCAGTCAATGTGACGACGTTGGCCGCGACGGAGGCAGTCAACGGCAGATCAGGTTGTTTGGTGATCTGCGCCTGCAGGTTGGCGGCAATGGTGTTGGCCGTGTCGCCACTGGCCACCGCGATCTGCACCAGGAAGTCACCAACCTGTAGGGTCAGCACGCCCACGGCCGTGGCCGGGCCAGCGATGGTGACCGTTCCACTGGCCAACACACCGGCAGCTGCATCGTCCAGAGCAATCACCTGCAGTGACAGGTAGGGGTTCGCCTGGAGCGCGGCACGCACCATCAGGTGGGCGATAGAGCCACGACCGAAATAGGTCGCTGCATCCATGTCGGAAAAGACGTCGGTGATCACACCGGCCGCAACCGTACCAATGGCCATGCGCTGGCCAATGATCAGGGTCTTCTGCGCATTGCCAGGCAGTGTGCGGACTGCCAGCGAGGTGTTGAATTCAAAGTATTTGCCGGGCTTGCGGATCGACGATGGGATCTGCGCAAACGAGATATTAGGACTAGCCATTGTTCAGATCCTTCTTCGAAACGGCAGCAGCGGTTTCAGTGGCAGCAGCCGGGCTTGCAGCTGCTGCGGTCGCCTCTACCAGGACAAGATCACCATCAGCCAGACGGCGGTGGTAATACATCGAATCATCCGGCACCTCAAAGCCGGACTCTCCTTCCGGTGGGGTGTCGGTGATGTAGTCTCGCGGGTTGTATTCCTTCGGTACCGCGATCCCTTTAATTGCGAGAACAAGCATGTGTTACTCCGGGTTAACTGAGGGTGACCAGGTCCGAGGCATCGGGCTTTCCATCGCCTGGCGGGACAAGGTCGTAATCCATACCGACACGCAGGAAGTCTGGCGGCTGGATGCCTGCTGCCTGGTCGACGGTTTCCGGGCCAACGATGAAAGCGGTATGCCACTCCTGGGCGAAGACGGACAGGGAAGTCTTGTTCATCTTCAGGTTGTAAAGGGTCTTCACCGCACCGGGTGCCAAGCGCTCAATTTCCAGCCCGAAATCTTGGTTGAGCAGCAGCTTGCGGGTGTCCTTGAGAAGGGTGTATGCACCGACCTCTTTTACCTGGCCATTGACCTCCAGACCCCGGCGGGAGAACGGCTCACTACGTACAGACCGCGCTCCGACCATGACCGCGAAGGTTGCCGGCATTTTCCACTTCTGCCGACTGGTGCCATACGGCACCGGCTTGCCACCACCGGCATACACTACCCATACACCAGGCAAGCACCGGATCACCTCTGCCAGATCGTCGTCAAACTCGCCGCCGTAGGTGTCGATGGAGGCCAGCTTGTAGCCCAGCCGACCATCATTGACGCTGGTCAGCAGGCTGAGGATGCCGTCTTCAATCTGGGTGATCATCAGTAGTCAGCCAGGCTGTCTTTGGAAAACACCCGGCGGCCGTCCATGATCTGGACCGTGGCGCGGGTACCCACTTCTTGCTGCAGCGGATCCAGACCGAAGGTCAGCGAGCCATCCTTGATCAGGGTCAGCGTCTTGAGCGCATCGCGGTAACGGGTCCGGGCCGGATCCGTCTCCTGGGCATCGGTACCGCACAGGCGGTACCGGGCGATGTCGCAACACAACAGGGTCAGGAACCGGGGCACCCGTACCAGCGGCAAGGCGAAACGGCCTTCCAGGTAGGCGTCCATTTCATCGGACGCCAGCTCCAGGGCAGTACCCAGCACGCCAGTGTCGATGGCACCAGTCAGGTCACGGTCGGTCATCATGCGTACCTCACGCTCACCCAGATAGCTGACCATGTCGGCTTGTGTTGCGTAGCTCATGACTTACTGCGCCGGGGTGTCGGTCGCGGCCTGGGGAACTACTTCCACCGCGTTGACGTTTTGCAGCTGGGGCAGATCCGGCTCGCGCACGTCCAGCACATCGCCATCCGGCAGATCAGGGCCATACAGGGTGCCGTCGTAGTTGACCGGCACCAGGGCCTTGACCTTGACGGTCGGAATGGGATCGCTCTTTGCCATTTGATTCTCCTGGGAGAGGTTGGCCCTAGTGGGCCAACCTGGATGGGTGGGGAAACTGGGTGCTTAAGCCACGGCGTTCTGGAAGAAGTAGCCGGCATCCGGTGCAGAAATCACTTCCTGTACCGACTCACCCGAGCGAACACGCACGCCGCCACGCAGACCGGATTTCGGCTCCGGCAGCTCACCGGCAATGCGGGTACCCCACTGCGCGGTAAAGCCGAAGCACGGTTGAGCGGTTTGTGCAGCTTCCAGCGAGGTGTAAAGCAGAGAGGCATGCTTGCCCCAGACACGGGCGTAACTCGGCGCCTGACCCTTTTTGGCAGTATTGATGAAGCCGGCACCGACAATTACTTCGTCGATTTCCAGCAGTTCAGCGAGGGCTTCGCGTGGCACCGAGCCGGAGTTCTGCGGGGTGCGGAACACGGCGTTTACGATCTTCGGATGCTGGCGCAGCACGGTCCAAGTCTGCTGACCCAGCACCAGGCGATTCGCCCGGATCAGCGTGGAGTCCAGCGCCGCCAGTAAAGCCGATAGCGGGTTGGAGTTGGTGTAGTCACTCCATTGGCTGGTGCCAGACAGGGTTTGCTGGTTGGCCGCATTGTAGTTGGCCGTGTTAAACACAGTGTTGGCCACACGGATTTCACGGTCCAGCTGCACCAGGCCAGTCAGCAGCTTGGTCGACACAACCAAGGGACTGAGGGGACCACCAGTCTCCGGCTTGGGCATATCTTCCCAGGCCTTGATTTCGTCGTTCGGCACCAGATCGTCCAGACCGTAGTCCACGCACTCGCTGTTGATCGGGGTGCCACCGAAGTCAACCATGGTCGGTTCGGACTTGCGGCCCACCTTGGTATTGGGCACGGTGTAACCCTGCGCGGCCGAATAGGAGGTGTAAACAAATTTCTTTGCATTCACCGGGAAGCGTGGCAGTACCTGGTCGGCAATGAGATTGGCGTCCGGGTTGCGGTAGCCGATGGCAATCGCGGTTAACGCGGGGTTAATGGGAAAAGCGGTAGTGGACATGTGTCGCTCCGATTAGAGGTTTACGGTCTGCCAGGCTTAGCCCTGGAAGGTGCCCGGGACGAGGTTGACGCGGATCACGTCGCCAGCTGCCGTGGCAGCCTCCATGGCCACGCCAACGGTCATGACGTTGGAGCCGGCTGCTGCGGCTGCGGTGATCACACGGCCACTGGCATCGGACATCAGGCGGCTGCCACGGGTGATAGCTGCACCGGCAGTGATGTAGGTAATGCCGATGATGGCGAGGTCTACACGCTCACCAGCGGCCGGGGCGACGTCCTGGGTTGCGCCAATCACCAAATCGGTAGCGGCTGCTGCAGCAACCACCACATCATCAGCGGTGGACTGTTTGACCAGGGTGTAGGCCGGGATGGCCGCACCGGCCAGCGCGTTCTTGGAAAGGACGATATTCGACATGGAGTTGCTCCTGGTTCGGTCGAGGTTGTTGGGTTAGGCCTGCTGTTTCATGACGTACTCAACAGCAGCAGCGATTTCTACCGTGCGGCCAGCAGCCTTTTCAGATTCCTGGAACTCCACGGCCTTGCGGTGGATGTCCACCGGATCTTCGGGGTCAACGGTCTTAGCGATTGCACCGCCGGCACGCTCCTGGAAGTCCACGATCTTGGGTTGTGCTTGCAGGAAGTCACGGAGGCCATTCAGGGCCGGGGTGGATTTGCGGCCGTCGCCCTCGCCAAACTCCAGGACGCCAGACTCGGCGGACAGGTGATCCATGAAGGACACCATGAAGTCCTTGTGGACCGGCAGCAGCTTGCCTTCCTTGATCAGGCCTTCGGCAAACGAGGCGTTCTCGGCATGGCGGCCAGCAGCTGCAGCCGATTTTTCACGCGCTTCTGCATCGGCCAGCTTGGCCTTCAGGCTGGCGTTCTCAGCCTCCAAGGCAGCCTTCTGTTCAGGGGTCACAGTGTTCTCCTTTTGTGGATTGCTCGGCAGCGCGGCCGGCTCGCTAAAACTGGCAGGCAGGTCGTCCTGGTCGGCTTGCTCGGATTCAACAGACTCGCGGGCAGCGTCTTCCAGGGTGGATACGGCGTAATCGGGGATAGTCTTGTCAGCCTCATCGAGGCCGAAGCGGGAAATGATCCATTCGCGCATGCGCCGCCACATGGTTGCGTTCTGCATATCGCTCCAGGCATCAGAGAATTCGATGATGCCTTCTTCGGCATCCGCGAACTCGGGAGTACGCAAGCCCTTGACGGCAGGCGGCTGTGCACCGAGGAAACCAACATGGCGCAGGTAGTACACACCCGGCACTGGATTCTGCGGCGCGTCCGGGGCGTAGAAG